ATGATGAGGAATTTTCTGTTTGAATCCATAATGAGTAAACTCAATTGCTGTAATTTCAACACCTGGGAGTTCTGCGGCATCGCATCTAAATGCCAGATATTTACTATCAATCGTGCCATTCATAACAGGAGGAATCCAAATTCTCGCCTCAAACTTGTTCGACATTGCGAACTCATTTTGAGAACCTATACTGTTAATAAATTGTTGTACGTTAAATGCCATTAAAATGACTCTACTGATAGTTTCTGTACTTTTGATGCTTTCTCTTTAACGAATTGTTCAACAGGCAAGAATATTGCCGTTTCCCACTTGTCAGGTTCAACCTGAATTAACTTAGATTGAATGTGGTTAGTTAAATATCTCTTTAGGCAAGGTGCGAATTCTTTAAATCGTTTTGTGCCACTCAAAATGTCATAACTTATTCTCAGTTTAGTCGTATCATCATACTTATCATTATTTAGAAGATCATAAAGTTTGTCTAATAGAATAACTCTATATTTGATTGGAAGGTAGTGTAAGTTTAACCCAAGAAACCCATCTGGATATTTTTCAACTGGAATTACTAAAGGGAAACGATCGTAAAATGGTAGAACATCTTTTAATTTAGGATTATAAAAGAAGAAGTACATTCTTCCAGGAAGAAACTTATTAGTTGCTCGGTTTTTATCTTTTGTTATGTCTTTGCGATCAACAGAAAGGTTTTTGACATTTTGTCTCAACCAAGTTCGTGACTGGGTTGTTCTGAGAGTTAACCCAGTTTTGCCTAAATCTGCACCAATTTTATCAAGTAGTTTTGACATTATTTTATATTTAACTCTCTCTCTGTAATAATCTTAAATTCCCAACCTCGATCTTCACAAAAGTCCACAGCAGCTTTCCATTTAGCCTCATTAACTCCCCAAGTCGCGATCTCATTGATTACTCTTTTGGTCACTTTCTTTGGCTTCTCAGGAGGCTTCGTCTGTTTCTCAGGTTTCACTTCTATTACATATTTTTTGGTACTTCCGTCTCTTGATTTAACTTTTGCAACAAAATCTGGAAAGTATCTATGATATTTATTGTCTAAAGGAGAAATATAAGGGATAATCAGTTCTTCACTAGACCACTCTAAAATACTGTCATTACGATCAAACCAGTCCATAGTCTTTCTTTCCCAAAGACTTCGATACCAAATATTGGTAACATCCCCAGTGTACTTCTTTGGGTTTTTTGGGTAATATCTTCCGGAGTATGCCATATAAATAAGAGTGGTTATAATCAGGTATTTATCCAACTATGGCAAGCAATCAAATAAATCCGACCCTAACTCTTGGTACACAACCAACTGGGGAACTCGCAGCACTTGACAGTTCTGTTGGCAGCTCAGGATATAGTTATGAAATCTTAAGGTATCCTTATGATTTAGGTAACTCAGACACTCAACATTATGTAATGTTTTACATTAATCTTCCACAAACTTCCAAATATGACGTTTCGGAGACTGTTGGTGCTAACATGTCAGCATCTTCTGCTAATTATGATCTAGTGCATAATCTGACGCAAAGTAATGGTGGTCTTATATCTGGAAAATCAGCAGCAGCAGCTACTCTTGCTCAGGGTGCGGTGGCGACTATACAAGGTACATTAGCTGCAGCTGGAGGGAAACCACAATCCCAGTCCGCAGGTGCTCAAACCATAGAACTTGGAGTTGCAGCAGCTATTGCAACTCAAATTAATTTAAAGCCTAAGTTAAACAGAATAAAGAGTGCTATAGCAATTTACATGCCCGATACTATAATTTCTGATTTTAGACATGACTATCAGACAGTTAGTGTAACTGAGGCACTCGGCAAAGTTGGAAACATGGCGGCAATGGCTGCTGGTGGGGCTAATGTTATAAGTGCTGGAATAGAAAAGCTCTCTGGGGGTAATGCCAACTTTGGAGATGCTGTTAAAAAATCTCCAAGTAGCATGGAAGCTCTGGGTCAAGTAGCTAACATGACTGGTGCAGTTGGTGCTGGATTCACAGACCTTGCTGTTAAGAGTGCAGGCTTTGCTGTTAACCCACAGGTTGAACTTCTATACAAGGGTACTGATAATAGATCGTTTGTTTTTGAATTTAAATTTCAACCAAGATCAAAAGCAGAAGCACTAGCGATTAGAAAGATTATCTATACTTTTAGAAGATTCGCTGCGCCAGAATTAGCTGCAGACTCTATGACTAATGGAAGATATTTTATTCCTCCTGGACAGTTTGATATCAAATTCAAATTTAACAATACGGATAATACTAATTTGTTTAACATATCAACTTGTGTGTTAACTGGAATATCAACAAATTATTCTAGTGCTGGTCAATTCGCAACCTTTGATGATGGTATGCCTGTTGAGATTTCTCTACAGTTACAATTTAAAGAAGCAGATATTATCTACAGAGATCTTATCGAGCAATTTGGATACTAATAATGAGATACTTCCAAAAATTTCATACCATGCCTTATACATTCGATCCAACTGGATTCAGTTTCTTTAATGTTGTGAATATATTTGAGAGAGTAAATCTCATTGCTCCAGTAATGAATAATATCAATATCTATTATGAATATGATTTTAAAGATAGTGATAACTTAGAAACTATCGCATACAAATATTATGGAGATACTAATAGATTTTGGATTTTAATGTTAGCGAATAATTTAATGGATGTATTTTATGATTTACCATTAAAAGATAATCAATTCGCTAATTATCTCGTCAGCAAATATGGATTAACTTCTGATGTCGGAAATGACACACAGATAATTTCAAGAACAAGATCTACAATAGATCACTACGAAAAGACAATGACCAATACCACTTTGGCTGGAAATGGGGTATCGACTTCAAATACGACCACTGCGTATTATGCAAATAATGTTTATGCAATTGATGGGATAACTTCAATATCAACCCCAGTTTCCCTTCCAACAATATTAAATCCGACAATAACACTATCGAGCACAAGTACACAGATTGGTGGTTATTTCTCTAGAGTAATGATATATAAGGGTGGATCGGGATATACATCACCACCAACATTAACGATAAATGGAACAAATACTGGCGGCAGCAATGCGAATGCATATCCAGTTTTAACTAGTGGTGTCATAACTTCTGTTGTTATAGATAACCCAGGATCACTGTATAGTGATGCCTCAATAACTGTTACTGGCGGTGGTGGGAGCGGAGCTTCATTATCACCATTCATACAACAGATAATGACTGTGACGTCAAAAATTAAATTAACTGCTGTCTCAATTTATGAATCTGAAAGTAACAAAAATGAAGATAAAAGAACAATTCATATAATTAAGAAAGACTTTGCGCCTCAAATTGAGGCTGAGCTAAAATCCATTCTATAAAGTGAACTAAATGGCAGATTCAACAACAAACATAGATAGTGGTCTACATTCAGCTAGTGATTATGTACTCAGTTCATTTATGATTACAACTAGTGATGGCAAACAAATAGATTTAGCCAAAATGATTAATTCATTTAACCTCTATGAAGACATCTTCACACCATTCATAACTGGGGATGTTGATGTTGGCGATGCCATGGACATATTTAATAATTTCGTTATTCGTGGAAATGAGTATGTGTATATTAAGTTGGATAAGCCATCATTAGACAAGCCAATAGAAAGATATTTTAGAATATGGAAAATTAATAATAGAAATATAACCTCACAGGCTCTACAGAATTATAAAATACACTTTTGTTCTGATGAGATGATTTTATCTTCTCAAATGTACATGAGAAAATCGTATACAGGAATGACTGTCGATAACATGGTCAAAGATGTCCTGAATAAGATTCTTGTAGTTTCTAGCGATAAGATGGCTAATGGTGTATTCTCAAGTACTGCTGGTAACTACAGTATAGTTGTTCCACGAATGAGACCTTTTGAGGCAGCAAGCTGGCTAACATCAAGAGCATATAATGATTCGGCTACTTTATATTTCTTTTTTGAAAATAGAGATGGGTATAATTTTGCATCATTTGAAGATTTAATTAAGTTACCCATCTACAACACATATAGCAGATCACCAAAAACTACTCAAGAGCCTGACCAAAATCTTAACACATTCAACTTTATAAGATTTGTTAATGAATTTGATGTTCTTAATGGTATTCGTTATGGGCAGTTTAATGTAACACTACTCTCATTTGATATAATAAAGAGAATTTATAAATTTGATGAATTTTCTTCACGTAATTTAAATAAAAACAGCACTCTAAATGGGAATGTTCCGATTAATTATGCGCAAGATAGATTCACTAATACGATGTATGACTATCCTGATGCAACAACTAAATTCTTGTTCAAAACTGATTCTGATCCAAATGTCCCAGCAACAAATCCAGAGAAGTGGTTATTACCTCATGCTCTTAAGTTAGCACAATTAACATCAGCTAAAATTGTCATCAACGTTCCGACAGATTATATGTTAAAGGTT